GCTTTTGGTGTTGACCAGGCGCAACGCATGGCCGGCAAAGGCATTGAGGCGTTTGGCAACCTGGTTGGCTCAGAAGGCATCCGTGACGTCGGCACAGGCATCGTGGAACAGCAGCAGCGAGACATCGCAGCTGGCGGCTACCAGCCGCAATATGGCGGCAGTCTGACAAGCTACATCGGCACAGAGAACTTCTTCCCGGCATTGGGCGAGAAGGTCCTCGAGAACCTCGCACCAGGCGGCGCAGCTATTGTCGGTACGGGAACTGCAGCACTTGCCACTCTCATGGGTGCGCCGATCACCGGACTTGGCCTAGGCGCAGCAACACTCGGCGGCTCAGTGCTGCTTGAGACAGGCGCCAGCGCAGAAGAACAGGAAGAACGCACAGGTGACTACGACCCAGCGACTGCCGCCACAGTTGGCGTCGTCGCGGGTATCCTCGACAAGGTCGGAGCCGGCAAAGTCATTCCAAAAGATAAGCTAGCCCAGATGACAGTCGGCCAAGTGGCTGAAGAGCTAGCTAGAAAAGGCAAGACCAAAGCAGCAAGAGAGTTCGTGGCCCAGGTCTTCAGATCAGCTCGAGGCGAAGCCTTGACCGAACTAGGCCAGGAAGGTCTGCAAGTTGCCGGCGCTGTGACGCAAGGTGGCAAATACACTGCGCAGGAACTTGTCGAACGCGGGGGCGATGCCCTCATGCTCGGTGGCACAATGGGTGGCGGCGCAAGAGCCGCGATCGATACCACAGGCGCAGTCGGCAGTGGCATTTCTCGTGTGTTCGGCGGTGGCAGCAGCGCACCAACTGACCCAGAGGCTGCAGCAGATCTTGCGCAGCGTCTGCAGACCATTGCAGAAGGTGGCGGACCTGACGGTCGCCCAGAGTTCAACCTCAACGACGTCGACCGCATGTCTCAGACGGGTGTAAGAGCGGTCGTCGAAGCAGCTCACGTCGACATTGCAGAAGACATCAAACAGGCCGTGAAAGACCTTAGAGATCGGCTGCAAGTTAAGGACAGCGACGACTTCGCATCGGTCCTGAAAAAGGTAAACGCACAGGCAGCGGTCCGCATGGCTCGCAATAAGACCAAGAGCGTTATAACCAAAGCCAACTTCGATGCCGTGAGAGACCTCGCCGGCGACACCCTCGAAGGCCAGCGTCTTCTGTCGCTCATTCGCCAATCGAACGAGCTTACTGCAATCCACAACGCCGGCTATCAGGGCGGTGTCAGCCGTATCACCGATCAGTTTTCGCCTATCGGCAGCCAGGCCAGCTACGACCGTGGCTTCTCGACCATCGAGTCGACCATCCGCCCTGTAGCAGCGATCGGTGCTGGCGTTATGAACCCAGCCATCCCGGCCGCGCAGGCAGCGGCAGTCGGTGTCGGACGTGGCATCGATGCCCTCACTGGCCGGCGCAGCCGCGTTCGTCGTTACATCGAGCAGAACGCTAGCCAACCTGGCATCCAAATGCGTGACGTCCCATCGCTCCGTGCAGAACAGCAGCAAGCCGATGAGGCAGCAGCACAACGCCAGGCCGACGAAGAAGCACAATTGCAGCGTCTAAACCTTCGTCTGGCACAGCGCAACGCACCACCGCAGCCCGACAGCCCACAAGGCAGGCTCGAGGCAGCGACCGGTCTCGACCGTAACGGTGCAGCTCGCATCATCCGCATGATTGAGAACACAGAGCTGGGGCAAAACCCGCTCATGCAAAGGGCCATCGAGTCATATCGCCGTAATGTCGCTTTCGGCGGCTACGTCGAGCAGCTCACGCCGCTCATTCGTGCCATCAAGTCGATGCAGGATAGCGACCCGCGTATCGATGCGCTTCGCGTCCGCGATCGAGATGACCAGGCAGCTGATGTACAGCAGCAAATCGACGCCAGGATCGAACAAGGCAAGCGTGACAACCAGGCGTTCAACGATCAGTTACGCGATGCCCTGGATAACGACAACAATACCGACCTTCAAACAAAGGCTGTTGCCCAGGATGCGCTGCAAAGGTTGCGACTAGACCTAGGCAAAACACCTGTCAGCCATGCCCAGGCCATTCTCGACGATGCAATCGCTCGAGCAAGGAACCCACAGATCGTCGAACAGTACGTTCGGCCGTATCTCGACCGGGTCATCCAGCAGCAACAAGCTAAAGAGCCAAACAGAGTCGACGAAGCACAGTCTATGCAGCTCGACAATATGTTTGAGGGCGTAAATGACCCGATGCGTGTCTCGACCCGTGTTCCATCGGCTGTAAGCAGGTTCGAAGACCCGCTCGAGCAAGACCTGCAGATCAATATGGACGCCATCCGGTCGTCACCAGGCAAAGTGCCGCTGCTTCGCAAAATGCTAAAGCGGCTGAACGCCTACGAAGGCCAAAAGGGCTGGCGCCGTGACAACAAAGGCCGTCCGGCAGACCAGCATTTCAAAGATTTCATCAAGTCGAACCTGCTCTACCTATACAACTCCGTGTCACCAGAATATCGAGAGAGGGCACGGCAGTGGTATGTGGGTGCAAATCGTTTGTCCCAGGAAACTGCCGACAATTACGGTCTATCGCTGCCACAAGTAGCCGGCGTTATGGCTGCATTGTCGCCACAGCAAGACTGGTACATGAACTACGACATCGGCATCCGCGTCATCGACACATTTCTGAACCGTCAGAACGATGTGTTCGACACAGAGATGGAAAACGCTTTCCTGCGGATGATCGAAAAGCAGACTAATCCGAAACAGCAGAAAATCCTGGCTGACCAAATACCACCGATGCGTGGTCAGCGACTAGCAGACCTCGATGCCTTCCAGGCAGCAATCTTTGTCCGTTTCTGGGACGAGGTGAATAATCCTGAAGGTGCGAAACACCGCGTGATCGCGCCAGAAGGTGTCATTGAAGACTATGTCCGCACGAAGGACGGTGGTTTTAGCAGCATCAGGATGAATGGTTTTGGCGACCTCAGAAAGGCCATCCGCATCATCAAAGATGGCAATCGTGAAAACATCTCCAGCAATCTGGGTGACCGCCACAAGGTCCGCAGTTTCTACAACAACATCCTCAACCCGATGTCCGACCGTGGTGATGTCACAATCGACACCCATGCGGTCGCTGCAGGATTGCTGCAGCCGCTAGGCGGCTCTGCGCCGGAGGTTGCACATAATCTTGGCACTATGGGAGACACATCAGCCGTTACCGGTGTGATGGGTTCTTACGGCATCCTGGCAGACGCATATCGAGAGGCAGCAGCCGAAGTTGGCATCCTGCCGCGCGAAATGCAGTCGATAACCTGGGAAGCAGTCCGTGGCCTGTTTGCGAATTTCAAAAATCCGAAAAACGTCAAACGAGTCAGAGACATCTGGAAAAAATACGACAAAGGCGCTATATCTTTAGATGAGGCCAGAGGAGAAATAAATGCAATCGCAGGGGGTATTAACCGAGCAGCTTGGGAGCGAGGACCTGGACCAGATGGTGCAGGCGGCGATCCAGGACGAGGTGGTACAAGCATTGCTGAAAACCGGTCATCCGGTGACGCAGGAGTCTTATCTTTCTCTAGCCCATCCCGAGGACGAACCGACGATGCCAGAAGTGGTGGCAGGCCTGCCAGATTTCTTTCGCCATCTCCCGAAAGCAGAGACATCCTCGACACCCCTGTCGGACAAGCTCTCGGAGAAATACTTGGTCCGAACCGACAGTACGCCCCTAACACTGTCATCTCTGCATCAAGGCCAGCTACTCCAACCGAAGTAGAACAGCAACTCAAAGACGTTGAACGCCTGATCTCAGAAGGCAACCCTATCGAGATCGGCAAAGAAGGCGGCGCGTTTGAGAATGGCATCCGTTCGCTTGAGGCACTGAAGCGCATCGCGAAAGCGATGGGCATCTCAGTCATCATGGCTAAAAACATGGCCGACATGGCTAAAATAGAACGAAAGCGTGGAACAACGGCTGTCGGTTTCTATCGTCGCGTCGGTGCTGCGCCGACACGGCTGAGTTCTGTCACCCCAGACGTCAATAGGATTGGCATTTTGCAGCCTGGCGTGGATATGCCAAACCAGCGACCTAACACGCTCGGCAACGCCACTTTCGTCATGGCCCATGAGCTAGGCCATGCCATCGCAAGTCAGAAGATGTTCGGCGACCAGCCCACTGAGAAAATTCCAGGTCAACGCAAGCTGACCACGGGCAAAAAAACCGAAGACATAATGCACGTCAAATATACGAACAGTCTCGACGGTGAAATAGCGCAGGTCATCAAGAAGAAGTTCGCCAAAAACCCTAGTGCAGTGACCGACATGCTCGACGAGCTGATAGCACTGCAACAACAGGGCATAGTCTCTGTGCTCGAAGGCTCGCCAGCAGTAGTCCGCGACACCTACATCGATATATTTGATGTGCTTACGGCAGACATGAAATCGGCCGGCCTGACCGAAGCACGGGCGGCAAACTACATCCGCACCAAACCGCACATCAAAAAGGCCGTGAAAGGTGGTCTCGACAAGTTCGAGGACTATTCACAACGCGCAGCCGAGCTGTCAGCCGATTTGCTGGCGGTCTATATGGTCGACCCACAGTTTATGAAGCAGGTAGCACCGAAGTCGGCGCAGTTTGCCAGGGCGTTTTTGAACACCGCTGACACCAGCCGTCTCGTGAAGTTCTACTCAGCTCCGATATCAGCCATTGTGGCCGCCATAGCAGCGAACCTGTTTGTCGGCGATCGAGAGGAAGACGAAGAGCGTATGGCCGGCGCCTTGTCACCGGACGCTCAAGGAGCATTGACTGTCTAGTCGGTCAGCACTTGGCCGGCAGTGCTTTGCCGTTTCGCTCTTCGTACATTTGGACCATGGAAAGATCACTCAACCAATGTTGTCTCGTTCCGATGGGTCCATTTCTCGAACGTACTCTGTTGGCAGCTACAAACTTGTGACCGTCGATACAAAGGACATTCACAGAGTAAGTGTCAGTAGGTTTTTGACTGTACAATAATTTGACGTCAGACAACGCCGGTTGACTGGAACAGACGAGCATCACGGCAATCAGAAATGTACGCATGGGCGTCTCCTGTAGGCATCGGAAAATCACGATCAAAACCATGACACAACGCAAAGCCAGGGCCAAGTCGCCCTCGAAGCTCGGCACAGGCACACATCCCCAACGCAGAGCAAAGAACAACTATTTCGCGACCCTCATGTCCACACCTGAGGGTCGTGAACTACGTCGACAATGGTCGACCAAGAAACGCAAGAACCCAGGCCGCCCTCAAGGTGTGCCTGACGGTTATCGGAAAGCGGAGATCGAACCTATCCGCGAAGCAGCAAAAAAGAGAGCAGCAAAGGCAGTAAAAATCATGTCTGAAAAATACGACATCGAGGACCAGTATGCGCAGGACGCACTGCGAACAGCAGTTGAAGTCATGCAGGTCCCAGGAGAGACCCGCGAACGATTGGCGGCAGCCAGGCTGGTTCTGGATTTTACGAAATCTAGGCCGGCCAGCAAGCAAGAGGTGACCATCGGCAAGGCCGAAGAGTTCCTCGCCAGTCTTCTAGACGAGGACGAAAATGGATCAGAAGCTACGACAGGTTCGCAAGCGTCTAGCGACTGACTTCGAGTTTTACTCACGCTCCTCTCTCAAGATCAGGACAAAGGCCGGCGACATCCGTCCCTTGGCCCTAAACGCCGCACAGAAAATCCTCGACGATGCCGTGAACAAGCAGATGGCTTCTGAGGGCAAGGTCCGTGTCATCATTTTGAAGGCGCGGCAGCAGGGACTGTCGACTTATGTCGGCGGCTACCTCTACTTTAGCGTCTCCCAGCAGAAAGCGCGGAAGGCGCTGATTTTGGCGCACCAGGCAGATAGCACGCGCGCCCTCTTTGACATGGTGCAGCGTTATCACCAGCACTGCCCGGAGATACTGAAACCGCACACTAAATACTCAAGCCGCAGGGAGCTGTCGTTCGATGTACTGGATAGTTCATTCGTGTTGGCTACGGCTGGTGGAGATAGTGTCGGAAGAGGCGAAACGCTCACTCATGTACATGCCTCCGAGCTGGCCTTCTGGCCCAAGTCTACGGCCGCCGAGATATACAATGGTCTCATGCAAGCCGTTCCGAATACCCAAGGAACTGCTGTCTTCATCGAAAGCACCGCCAATGGTGTGACAGGTGTTTTCTACGACCTTTGGAAAGGCGCCGTGGAAGGTACGAACGGATACGTCCCAGTGTTCATTCCTTGGTACGTCGACCCTGAATATCGCGAGCCTGTGCCGGCCAACTTTGAGCCGACGCCAGACGAAGAAGACCTCATTGAAAAGTATGACCTCGACCACGAGCAGCTGATGTTCCGCCGGCGCAAAGTCGCGCAGAACGGCCTCGATCTGTGGAACCAGGAATACCCAGCAGAACCAGACCAGGCGTTTCTGACGACAGGTCGTCCTGTGTTCAATCCCGAGCAGTTGCAGGAGTGCATCGAGGACGCGCGTGATCCAGAAGAACGTCTTGCCCTCGAGGGTGACGAATGGATGCCAAATCGACGAGGCGAACTGACAACCTACCGAAAACTAGACCCAGGAGAACGATATGTCGTGGGAGCGGACGTGGCTATGGGGGTCACCAATGGCGACTACTCGGTCGCTCAGGTACTCGACTCCAAGAAAAGACAAGTCGCAACCTGGCGAGGACAAATCCACCCCGATGCGTTTAGTGAAATTCTTTACGCCCTGGGCATGGAGTACAATGAGGCACTGGTGATCGTGGAGAACAACTCCCACGGCATCCTCACCTGTACCCGGCTCGGGAAGGATATGGCCTACCCGAATTTCTATACCGAGGTGCAGTACGACAAGATCACAGACCGTGAGACTGTAAAGCTAGGCTTCACAACGACGGCAAAAACTAAGCCGTTAATTATCGATCAGCTCCGCGCCTCGATGCGCGAGAACGAACTAGAAATCAATTGTAAGACAACCCTCAGAGAGATGCTGACCTACGTCGTCAGTGACACTGGCGCTATGGAAGCAGAGCCAGGGTGCTTTGACGACTGTGTGATGTCATTGGCATTGGCAAATCATGTCCATGAGGGGGCTTGGGAACCGGTAGATGTTCCCAGCGAACTGTACATAGAAATGGTGTAACGCATGGCTCACGAATACAAACGCCTAGATGACGACGACATCGTCAAGCTGGTGGACGACAACGTGCGTACAAGCACCGGCTACACTGCCAGCGACCTATCTAAAGAACGCGAGAAGGTCCTGGATTACTACAACGGCAACCTGCCGAAACCTGCCCATGATGGGAACAGCAAGTATGTGTCCCAGGATGTCTATAACGCCGTCCAGTCAATGCAAGCTGCACTGCTCGAGACATTTGCAGCTGGCAACCGCATCGTAAAATTTGCGCCACAAGGCCAGGACGATGTCGAGCTTGCTGCGATTAGCACTGCATATGCAGACTTTCAGATATTCCGAGCCAATGATGGCTACGCGGCGTTTTCGTCGGTCATCTCAGATGCACTGCTTGCACGAGTAGGCATCGCCAAAGTCTTCTGGCAGATGTCAGAAGAGGTCGATCAGCAAGAGTTCGAGAACCTGACGCAGGACGAACTCGATATGATTTTGGCTGAAGAAAATGTCGAGCTGATTGACAGTGAGACAGACGATGTCGGCCTGGTATCAGGCAGCATTGGCATCACTAGGGACACAAGCCAGGTCATCATCGAGCCTGTTGCACCAGAAGAGTTTCTGATCGAGCAGCAAGCCAAGAGCATGATGGACGCAAAGTTCTGTGCCCATCAGACCAGGAAGACATTGTCTGAGCTGCGTGACATGGGTTTCACCGACAAGCAGCTCGACAAGATTGGCGACCACGAGCATGTCGATCTAGACACATCGCCAGAGGTGCTTGCTAGGCATGACGATCTAAACATCACCAAAGGTCTCGATGCCCAGGGTTATCAGGACCAAGTCCGCGATGTCATGGTCATCGAAGCCTACATGATGGTCGATATAGAAGGGACCGGTACGGCTGCCCTCCACCGCATCCTTAAAGCAGGTAATGCCTTGCTCGAGGTAGAAGAGGTCAGCCGTAAGCCATTCATCGCCTTCTGTCCGCTGCCGATACCCCACAGTTTCTATGGCAGCAATTTCGCCGACAAACTATGCGCAACGCAGAACGCAAGGACAGTCCTGACGAGGTCAATACTCGACCACGCGATGATCACCAATAATCCGCGCTACATGGTCACCAAAGGTGGCCTGACCAACCCGCGCGAGCTGATAGATAACCGCGTCGGTGGCCTAGTGAATGTCACCCGGCCAGATGCCATTGCGCCGATGCCCCAGGCGCCTCTCAATCCGTTCATCTTCCAGACATTGCAGGAGCTGCAGGACAACCTGGAAGAAAACACCGGCGTCAGCTCACTCAGTACAGGCATGAACAAGGACGCTGTCTCGAAGCAGAACAGCGCCGCCCTAGTCGAGCAGCTCACCTCGATGAGCCAGCAACGCCAGAAGATCATCGCCAGGAATTTCGCAAACCAGTTTGTGAAGCCACTATTCCACGAGGTCTATCGCTTGGTCGTCGAGAACGAGCAACAAGAGAAAATCATCGACATCTCCGGCTCCTTTGTTCCTGTCGATCCGCGCCGCTGGAAAGAAAAGCGGGACGTGATGGTCGAGCTGAAACTGGGATATGGCGAGCAGGACCGCGAAGCACAGAAAATGCTGGCGATC